CCGACTTTGGTTCCCAACCCTCGCCCAACAGAAGTTGCACTCCACGAAGAGCGGGATTTTGGTTTTGGTTTCGAGGCCGGCTGCTTACGAGCTGGCTTTCGTTTGGTTTCCTTTCGTTTTGACATGACTGGGAAGTTGAAGAGTAAAACTCGAAAGGCTAGCTACCAAACTAGCTAGCCCAGTCATGACTACTGCGCTCAACGGCGCAGTGCTCCTCCCCTACCCCTTCCCCTACCTGGCCGTGGGGGGGGTGGCTGGTCTGACCAAGTACCGGCTGCCTGCTTCTGACGTTTCCACTCTTCGAAGCGGGCTTGCTTGGCGACCCTATCTGCACTTTTTCGCTCTTGGTCTTTGGCTTCAATAGCCTGTTTATTCTCCTTAACTTCCGTGACCACGGGGGCCACAGGAGCTGCGGGTATAACGGCGGGCGGGGGTATCACCTCGGCACCTACTACCACTAGCACTTTTGTCTCAGGTTGTGTTGGAGCTTGAAACATTGGCGGCGATAGCAGTTTCTCGTAGGTATTGGCAGTGCCAACCCACTCGAGAAATCGTTTATACTCGAACTCAGGGAGAGCGTTGAGTGCATAGTCCATCATCCAATCGGCTGCGGCATTGGGGTACTGCACCTCTTTCGGGAAGTACGAGACCCAGGACGCGATTTGCGCGGTTATTTCTGTTTGCTCGATTGGCGATGTGTGGATTTTCACGACAGCCTTGACGAAGTCACCGATGATTGGTGTGTTTTCATCTGTCAGAATGAAACTGCGTGCTTTCTCTAATAATTTCATTTGCGGTGAGACATTTGAGGGCAACTGGACAGTAACGTGTAATTTTGACAGCTGGCGAGGAAGGTCGCAGCACGAATCCACACACCCGGTCCAGACTTCCGGTGAATAAACTCGTGCTAGAAACTTGATCCCCGTACCAAAACGCAGTATGGGTTGGACAGTTAAAACCTGGCCAATCATTGACGCTGCGGACTCATAGACCTTTGGGTCTACATCGGCGGTTAAGCCATCATCACCTCCATAAACACCCAGGTGCAACCAAGCACTAGCGGCGTCATGGAAAAGGCCATCAACCTTGGTTTTGCGCAATGCCAAAAAGGCTACAAAGGCATTCACCAAGGTATTGAATATTGATGTTTCTGGAGAGCCGGACAACCTAGCGAACGCTGTCTCATATTTAGTTCCGAGTTTTGCGTAAGCCTTCAAGTTGTATTGACTCCGATGCAGTTCTAAAAGAGCAGAATGGTATTGAACACGAAATGCTCTTAGGATCACGATACGCTCCAACTCTCGCATTAAATTGGAACCATGTCCATCAAATCGCGAGAAGTCGGTGTTCGTAGCCATGAGGGCGCGTGCGAGAACTTCGACCACACGATCAGCTATACGTACGGGTGTCATCCCAAAGGCGTACCAAGCTTGGCGCTTTAGCACGGTTTCAAACGAATACATGAACTTACTGTACTCTCGTTTGTCGGGACCGTTGATAGTACTAATCATGCGTGGGTCCTTGACGTTCGCATAAGGTTCTTTCTTAACGAACGAAGACGTTCTCCTGTCCGGCAGAGAAGCTTCCGCCAGTCCGAGTATCCGTCTTTGTGCAGGGCGACTTTGGCGATCCATTACCTCGTCGTCATCCACAGGATCCAGTTGCCACTTAGCATCGTCGGGTATTAACAATGTGGCAAACTCCTTCATGACCTTGGACAAGAAAGGCGACAGTGGCAGCAACGCCGGCCGCACTGAGGTTACTCGTCCTTGAACTGCTTGTTTCTCATTACCTACCGTTTGGTCGGGCACATACGCCCCATGAATTAAAGGGGACATAAAAGCCACCATTCCCGGCTTAGCTGTTTCATCATACAAGTGAGGATAAAACTGGTACTGATGAATGGCCTCCTTAACGGGGCACACCACGTCAGGTTTTGTGAGAACCTTAGCGCGGTGAAACTCCAGTAGAGGTGCAGCAATCTCGCGTTTACCTTCCACATAGCTCATGACTTGTGGCATCGTGAGCTTGTAGTCGGAACAACGAGCCGTTATTGCGATGGTGTCATCCACGACGGCGTCAACCGTAGCGGAGGCGAACGAGCCAACCTGGCCCGTGGAAACTTTAACACCGTCGAGAGACGAGGACATCAGACGAGTGAACCCTCTTTCCTGGACGACGTTTAATCGTTTCAACACACCACCCGTTAACCAACAACGGGCTAGAAATGCTCCCTTCCATCCCCATCGTGCTGTTGGAGTTAGCATGACGAGCTCATGGTCGGGTGAGGTCTGTCTCCGATCCACCAAATACGAGACAGTGCGGTAAGGTATTCCCATAAAAGTTAGGCTCAGCAGAAGGTTGTCCTTGCTGTAGTTCCACACCATATGGGTGAATCCTCCTCCCCCAGATACACGATACATGACCTCATTATCACTGTTGAACGTGTAACTGTAATTCGAAGCAACACGACTCACTGCGTGGGGCTGCAACGTATACAAGATCGTTGGATGGTGGTAATCGACTAGCCAAGTAGGCATGTCAATATAGTGATCCACATCGACCATAGCGATCAAGGGGTTTTCCGGTAGTTTAAATTCCGATGGCTGTACGGTACAGTCCTTGGACCAATGCCATGTCCGTGAGCCTTGACGGTCATTCCGCAGATCAGCGTTTGAACACTGATAAAAGTAGGCCGAGCGGCCAATCATTCCCGCCAACCGGTCGATGAAATTTGACGCGGAAGAGCGGTCTGCGGCGGCGACACCATGTGTGTGCCCTTCAAGTGGAGGTAGAACCATCATGGGCAAGTCGTTGAATGAGTTGCGGACTGATGTTGATTCTTTCCTCTCTTCCTGTTGGGTTGCCAGTAGTACGCGTGTTTTGATATTATCTCCATTTCGCTGCCAGTATCGCTTGACAGCGTAGCGTATTGCAAAAATCGAGAGAGCTGCCACGGTGGCTCCAATGGAGCTGCACACGAAGTGTCTCTTCGATTTGAACGGGAAATGACCAGCGGCGCTGGCCACTCCCCGAACTGTCCACCTTTGGTTCGCCTCTTCCACACATGCAAGCTCCACGCTGCGTTCGGCCTGCATATGTGCAAGAAGAGTTCCTCGATGGTCGACGAACTGTGGTAGTCCGTCTGGGACGTTTCGTTTGTCCACCCAGGATATTGTACTGTCCGGGGAGAACACATGATCACAAGCACCAGAGAAGGTGCTGACCACCGGTGCATTACTTCCGGTGGTGGGCATCGCTAAAGTTAGACTGAACATAACTTATGGCTTACC